GAAAAATATGGAGAGTTCGATAGGAAAGAACTACTAAACCATGCGTTAAAGCATGGCATTCCAAATTTGGAAGCTGCATATACTCATATGCGTTTCAATGAAGTTAAGACTACTGCTGATAAATTGACGCAGGAGCAAGAAATAACTAACAAGAAACGTGAGGCAGCGGTAGTCGCTCCTGGTGGTTCCACACAAAGTGGCACTACTCCTGAACCAACTCCAAAGGTTACTTCATTACGAGAAGCTTTCGCTTTAGCTAAACAACAGTTAAACAATTAACCTCTAAGGAGATAAGAATATGGCGGGTAACGCTAATTTTGATGAAATTCTTACCACGACCTTAAACAACTATGTACCTAAATTGGTTGACAACATTTTCACAGCTAGGCCTTTGTTCTACGCTTTGACAAATGGTCAAACAATTAGACGCATAAATGGTGGTGCTAAGATAGTTGTTCCAGTAATTTATGGAACGAACTCAACTGCTGGTTCATACAGTGGAACAGATCAGATTTCTACGACTGCTCAAACAGGCATTTCTGCTGCTGAGTACAACTGGAAACAGTATGCTGCAACTGTAACAATCAACGGTTTAGAAGAAGCAAAAAATAATGGTGAGGCACAAATCATTGACCTTTTAGAAGGCAAGATTTTCCAAACTCAAGAAACAATAATCGAAAACATGAACTCCATGTTCTATGCAGACGGAAATGGCAACAGCCAAAAAGACTGGATGGGCATTGGCGGTATTGTTGGAACAGGAAATGACGGCGGTGGCGCAACAGCCATTGGTGGCATTGACGCATCAGGTTCTAACAACACATGGTGGAGATCATCAGTTACTAACGTAGGTGGTGCTCTAACCGTGGCTGGCATGGCAACCATGTATAACAATGTTTCTGTAGGTAACGATCAGCCAACGATCATCATTACAGATCAAGACGAATACGAAAAGTATGAGTCTCTATTAACAAGCAACATTCGGTACACAGATACTGACATGGCTGACAGCGGGTTCCAGAACCTTCTGTTCAAAGGTGCGCCTGTTACGTTTGACGCAGATTCAAACCTAGACGGCAAAATGTACTTCTTGAACACAAAGTATCTACAACTTGTTGCTCATAGCGATGTTTGGTTCAAACCAACACCGTTTGTACGCCCAACTAACCAAGACTCTGTGTTCTCACAGATTCTTTGTTACGGCGAGCTAACCACAAGCAACCGTTCCCGACAGGGAGTACTTGTTGGTCTAACAGACTAAGGTTGTTGATGGGTAGAGGTTACGCTTACGCACATAAAGCTGGTTCAAGACCATATGGACAGCCAAAGGAGAACTTTCACGAAAGTACTCCTAGACCTGAAGGCGTTGGCCTTTCAAGGAACGTTCGGCAAGTTATGGATACTAGCGTAATGCAAGCGGAGCCTACTCCCTCAGTTAGCAAATGCAAAGCACTCACCCGCAGTGGGGAAGCCTGTAAAGGGCGACCCCCTGCGGGAGGTGATTTGTGTAACTTTCATATCGAAAGGGAATAATCATGCAAATTCAAGAGATGAGGGCATACATCCGAGGATTGCTTGATATAGATTCGTCAGACATATCTGACGACATACTTAATCGCTTCATAGGCGAAGGTTACGATCAGATTGTTTACTCAGAGAAACGATGGCCTTTCTATGAAGCAGAAGACACGTTTACAACAGTTAATGGCACATCTGATTATGACTTAGAGTCAAGCTCTGCTGTGCTTACAACTAACACAAATGGTTTACGAGATGTAGCTGCGTTACGCACAAACGATCATGTGCTGACATATTTAGGTCGTGATGATGGCGACATTGTATACCCTTTGAACTCTAACTCTAATGGAGATGTGTACTACTTCTCTAATTGGGCTGAGAAGATTCGTTTGTATCCAACTCCTTCTAGCGCTCAAACTGTGTATGTTCGTGGATACAAAAAACCTAGTTCATTTGGTACTGGTTCAGCAGATGGAACATCCCCTACAGACTTTCCTGACCCATTCCACATTCTTTTCGCTACTTATGGCGCTGCTCGTGCATATGAACAGCAAGAAGACCCTGGAATGGCTCAACAGTATTATTCTATATTTGCCAGAGAGTTAGACAATCTAAGAGCAAGACACATTGATGTGCCTACGCCACAACCCCTAGTGTTGAATCAAAGAAACGCTAGTAGGTGGCGTTCACAATCAATAATGCCTAATCGCTTGCAATATAGTTGGGAGTAGCCTATGTCAAAGCAAGGCTACAAGACTGAAGTTCTTGCCAACTTTGCAGGTGGCTTAAACTTCAGAACTGACCAATTTAACTTACAACCCAATGAGTCACCTGATTTGTTGAACGTTGATGTTGACCCTCGTGGAGGTGTCAAACTACGCAATGGTGTTACAGCTATAAACGCTTCAGCTCTAGCTGCTGAGGTCGAAGGTCTAGCGTCATTCTTTACAGATGGTGGCACATCACAGATTATAGCTAATCATGGAACTGCTGTTGCGAGAAGCACAGGTTCAAACTTTACAGCTATAACAGGTCAGACAGCTAGAACTAATGGGTCTCGCATGTACGGCATGACTATGAACAATGTGTTCTATGGTGTGTCAGGGGACAAAGTATCGTTTAAGTGGGATGGTTCTTCAGCTTCTGATTTAGGTACAACACTTGATGGTTCTGCTGGCAACTTTCCTGTAGGCCAGTATGTAACGTTCTGGAACAACTTTGCTTGGGTAGGTAAAACTTATGAGGGTTCTACCTACTACAACTCTAGACTACGTTGGTCTAACGCTAATCAACCTGAGAAGTGGACTAACACAGATTATGTAGATATAGATGTTGGAGAACGTGGTGACATCATTACTGCATTGGTTCCTCTTGCTGATCGTTTACTTATATTCAAGAACAACAGTGTTCATGCTATGTATGGGTTTGATTCTGATTCTTTCCAGCTAACTGCGCTATCTAGAGATGTAGGTTCTATAGCGCTGTCATCCCCTGTATCAACACCATATGGTGTCTTCTTCTGGCATGATCGTGCAGGCGTGTACCTGTATGATGGGCAGAATTTCACCAATGTGTTTGAGAAGCTTAGGCCTGCCATAGATAATGGCAGGATAAGCTTTACTACTCCACCTCAGTTAGCTTGGTACGAGAACCGCTTGTATCTTTCGTTAGACATGTTGGAGTATTACAAAGCAGGTACTCAAGTAACTAAACGGCATGTTATGATCTTTGACCCGACTATGCAATCGTGGACGTTGACAGATATTGATGCGACCACAATGCACGTTCATGCTCCCCCTGGTGGAGAACCCACTTTGTTAGGTGCATGTCAGACAACTGCCAATGTAGGTCGTGTCATAAAACTTGAACAATCTAATCCAACGGATTCATATAATGCTTCTGCCACAACTCGTGTTGATTCACATTTTACGACTCCTTGGATGTCTGGCAAGAACCCAGTAATTAAAAAACGTTGGGGTAGGCCACAGGTAGTTATTGATGCTGCGTCTACTTTGACAATGCAAGTCGAGGTGTATACCGACTATGACAAGGCTTCTTCTAGGAAGACTGTTGATATTAACGTAGCTGGTCGTGAGTCTTCTTCTGTGTGGGATACTGCAACCTGGGCTAATGACGATGAAAGCGGTGACTCTAATAAAGGTATTTGGGGTGCGGAGTCAGCTAACAAAATTACAGATGTTGTTCGTGTGCAGAGTCTTGGTAATGCCAAGTCTGTTGCGTTAAAGATTAATGGCCCAACTGAGTCTAGCAGTTGGGAAATTAACGGAATTATGTTTACTTACAAACCAAGGAGATTACGGTAATGGCTCTTTCAGTCAACGATTTTACGGCAGGAACGGTTATTACTGCTTCTGCAATGAATACAAACTTTGCAACTATTGAGAACTATGTGAATACTTCACCTGGTTTGGCTACGCTTACTGGCGCTACATTTAGTGGTTTGGTAACTGCTAATGGTGGCATTACTGCAACTGGTACAACAGGGGTGGCAACGTTTACTGCTTCAGGAACTGCCACTATTGGCGGTGTTGTAGATATTACAGATACTACTGATTCTTCTGACGCTACTGGTGACACTGGCGCTTTGCGCTGTGAAGGTGGCGCTAGTATCGCTAAGAAGTTATACGTTGGTAGTGATTTAGATGTTAATGGCACAATCACGGTTGGAGTGGATGACACTGGTCATAATGTAAAATTCTTTGGTGCAGAAAGTGGAGCTTTCTTGTTATGGGATCAAGCAGAAGATGATCTTGAGTTATGGGGAAATGCAAAAATTAATTTAACTAATACAACAGCAGGATCATCAAACTTTCAAATCAACTTCAAAGAGGGCTATGACATTTATGCTGACAACACTGGAACAGGATCAGATAACACTCGTCTTTGGTTTAGTGGTCCAGTAGGAGGTACTTTCTATATAGGACCACGAGCTGGCGGAGCAGAACTTCATTCTATAGATTTGCGTGCAGATACTGTTAACGCTACTTCTGATTTAAGTGTAACTGGCGCTTTATCGAAAGGGTCAGGTTCGTTTGATATTCCTCACCCTACTAAAGGCGGTGATTGGCGTTTGCGTCATTCATTTATTGAAGGACCAAAAGCAGATAACATTTATAGGGGAACCGTTACTTTGGGTGAAGATTCAACATTGATAGATTTAGATGAAGTTTCAGACATGGTTGATGGGACTTGGGAAGCGTTAAATACAAATGCGTGGTCAATGGTAGCAAGTTCTGGTAATGAAATAACGTGGTCACTTTCTGGAAAAACTTTATCTGTTTCTGGTCCAAATGGTGCTGTTTGTAACTGGATGGTTATAGGAGAACGTAAAGATCAAGTAATAATAGATAGTTCAATTACAGATGATAATGGGAAAATGATTACAGAATATGAAAAACCTGTAGTTGTAATTGATGCGAGTTAAATATTAATGCCTAGAGATATCCAATACACCAAACTGCTAGGGCCACAAGTTGAAATAACAATGACTAACGGTCCTGATTATGAAGGAACGTACTCAGCTGCAACTGCGTATCAAGCAGGCGATGTAGTTTCGTATAACGGTTCTTCTTATGTGGCTAGGCAAGCTACAACAGGCAATACGCCTGGTGACACTTCGTACTGGCAAACGTTAGCTTCTAAAGGTGACACTGGTTCATCTGGTCCGACTGGACCTAGCGGACCTTCTGGTCCCGCTGGTCCTTCTGGTCCCGCAGGCCCAACAGGGCCAAGCGGTCCAACTGGGCCTCAAGGCCCACAAGGTCCACAAGGTGACACAGGACCAACAGGTCCAACAGGAGGCACTGGTCCTGCTGGCCCCACAGGGCCAACTGGACCCGATGGGCCAAACGGTCCCACTGGTCCTACTGGTCCTTCAGGACCAACAGGTTCTACTGGACCCACAGGTCCAACAGGTCCGACAGGGGCACAAATACTAAACGGTAGCGGAGACCCATCTGGCCCTACAGGTTCAGACGGAGATTTTTATATCGATACTGGCGACAATGAAATCTTTGGACCTAAAGCAAGCGGCAACTGGGGTTCTGGAACTTCTTTAGTTGGACCTAATGGACCTACTGGTCCGACTGGTCCAACAGGGCCGACTGGTCCTACAGGGCCAAGTGGAACTGGTCCTACTGGTCCGACAGGACCACAGGGGCCACAAGGAGATGCTGGCCCGACTGGTCCCACTGGACCCGCAGGCGGTACTGGGCCAACTGGTCCTACTGGACCTGCTGGCCCTGATGGTCCCGATGGTCCTACTGGTCCTCAAGGTCCAGCGGGTCCGAGTGGTCCTGCTGGTGGTACTGGCCCTACTGGACCCACTGGTCCCACTGGTCCGACTGGTCCTTCTGGTACTGCGGCTGGTGCTGACACGCAAGTGCAGTATAGAGATGGCACTGCTTTTGCTGGTTCTTCTAACATGGTGTTTGATGGAACTAATTTAGATGTTGCTGGTTTGAAGTTAGGTGGTACGGCTGTTACGTCTACTGCTACTGAGTTAAATATACTTGATGGTTCTGGAACTTCTTGGACTGAAAGTACGCCATCGTGGACTAACGTAACAGTAGGTAACGCATCAGCTAATACGATGAGACATATTGTGATTGGCAAAATTTGTATTGCACAATTTAAGATAACTTTTGGAAGCACTACTTCAGTTGGGGGAACTGTTTCATTAGCTCCTCCTTTGAATTGCGATTACGCTCACTGGCAAATGGCTGGTAACGCTTGGTTCCATGACACAAGCGGAGGAAAGTTGTATCAAGGTCAATGTGTATTGACTAGCGCAACAAGAGTTTCTTTCTATGGGATATACCACGGTGTAGGTACTTATTCTTATTCAGGGGGGCTTGGAGCCACAAACATTGCGACTTGGAACACAGGTGATAGTTTCACAGGTCAAATAGTGTACAGGATAGCATAATGAATTTACGAAACGAATTGTTAGATCCAGAAACTATTCCAAATGAATGGTTAATTGAACGGATGAAAGATCAACGTAATGTATTATTAATACAAAGTGATTGGACTCAAGTAGTTGACAGTCCTTTAAGTGACAGCAAAAAAGCTGAATGGGCTGTTTATAGGCAAGCTTTAAGGGATTTTCCCTTAACATGGGTTCCTGCTGATACTTGTGATTTCCCTGATAAACCTGAAGGAGTATAATGGAAGTAGCTACAGAAGCAATACTGCAAGAAATACAGGCACGTTATCCACAGGAGTTCCTTATTAGCGTGCAAGCGGTGCGTATAGCAGCGTTGTTAAACCACATGAAAGAGTGTGAATGTACGCATTGTAAGGATTTAGCGGGACAAAGCAGTCTTTAAGTAGGAGGAAATATGGCAGTATCAGGTTACGCAGACATAGCCGCAGCAACATTTGGTGGTAATGCTGG